CATACAGGTGAAAACTCTCCTGCGTTTCACGCTTCGGCCATTCATACCCGCAACAGGGACAGGTCCGCGCCTGAAGTGCAACGATTTCGTCACATTCCGGACAGATTTTTGAAGGAGCCACGCCCTTGCGCTGCGCTCTTTTGTTCTCCGGCGGACGGACATCGGCAATCGGACCGTGGCGGCGGATATTACCGGCAAAGTCCAGAACGAGACAGTCCCCGCCCTGGCTCTTTGGCCGAAGCCCTCGCCCCACTTCCTGCGAGTACAGTCCCGGTGAAAGTGTCGGGCGCATCATCACAATGCAGTCAATGTCGGGATAGTCGAATCCTGTGGTAAGGATCGCCGTGTTGGTAAGGCAGCGCACGTCCCCTTTCTTGAAGTCGGCAATGATCCTGTCGCGCTCGTCATCTGAACAACGGCTGGAGACGGCCTCGGCCATGACGTTCTGTTCTAGGAGAATGTCACGCACATGCTCGGCGTGGTCGATTCCGCAGCAGAAGAACAGGATGTGTTTTCTACCTTCGGCACGTTTTAAGGTTTCCGCGACAACGGCTCTTGAAGTGATGTCTTTGTCGATTACATTCTGAAGGTCAGACTCAACAAAGTCCCCGCCCTGGATTCTCACGCCGTCGGTGATAAGTTCTTCTTTGGTGGCCTTACTGCGAAGCTGCGCCAAAAAACCACGGTCCTGAAGTTCACGGATTCCAACTGCCTTGATAATCGGTGCGTCGAAGATTGCCGGTTTGTCGGTAATCATTCCGTGCTTCAAACGGTACGGAGTCGCAGTGAATCCTATGACAGTCAGTTCCGGGTTACTTGCTTTGAGCTTTTCGATGAAAGTCAGGTACATGCCCGTTCCCGAAGTCGGGATCATGTGCGCTTCGTCCACGAGAAGAACATCTACGTGGCCGAACTCCGCGGCGTGTCTGTATAATGATTGTATGCCGCCTATGGTTATAGGCTGGTCGATATCTTTCTGTTTTAGTCCGGCCGAATAAATGCCAATCGGCGCCTCCGGCCAGATTTTGCGAAGGGCATTCGCATCCTGCTCAATCAGTTCCTTGGTATGAGTGGCCATAAGGATCCTGATGCCGGGGTTAGCCTCAAGGTTTTCCTTGCAAAAGGCCGCCAGGATAACAGACTTTCCGCTTCCTGTCGGAGCCTCAATGCAAGGATTGCCTTGATGCTCTCCGAACCATGAGTACAGGTCGTTCAATACTCTTCTCTGATAGTCTCTCAATTCGAGCATGGGTTGTGACTCCCAAGGTCCGGGTGGACCGTGTATTCCGTACATGCCATAAGCTGATTCTCGTAGGGAATCTCAATGTGATAACGGGAGCATCTTGCAACCCCGTCCTCGTCAGGATAAAAGAACCGGCATGTACGGCAGTTCAGTTCTTTCGTCTGATGTGTCTGGTGGCAAAACTCCCAGCAGGCGCACATCTTGCACTTGTAGAAAGACGGATCGTTTGAAATCGGAAGCGGCATGAACGGGTCCGTGGCGATATCCTCGCCGCGCTTTACCGCGTCGATTGCTTCGGTACGGTCCAGTTTCACCCGCTCCGTGTAAAGCTCGTCATTGTCCTTGTCCACGGCCATATACAGGGCGCGGTCGATTTTCAGACCGAGCATGTATATCTGCATCTGAACCCAATGGCGGAGTTTCGCTTCCTTGACGCCCTTTTTCTGAAGTTCCAGGAAAGACTTGTCGTTGTGGGTTTTGAACTCAACGACATGTCTTGACTGTGGAGCTTCCGGCAGGCCCGACTCAATGATTCCGTCTGCATGGCCCTTGACCCAACCGCCGAAAGAGACTTCCGCCTGATCCCGGCCGGTATGGGTGACAATGCAGCCAATTCTCTTGAGATCGTCGGTGAACCGTTCTTCTTCGGCCTGGCCACGCGCAAAGAGGCGCAGCATGCGGCCGGAGAATTTTTCACGGACGGCCCATCGGAACATAAGCCAAAGGTACCGGGCGCAATCGTGTCCCAACATGGAGACTCCCATGTAGGGGCGCGGATTCTCGCGCCCGTGGTCCTCGTGCCACTTGTCGATGAGGCCGGCAGTAAGATTTTTGTTGATCGGGATGTTCATTTTCTCAACCAGGACGGTTTTGCCGAAGCAGGGGCCGTTGCAGGGGCCGATGTCTGTGCAGGAGTCGGAGCCGCAGTAGGAGCAGACGGGGTATAGACGCCGTTGTACTTCTTGAACGACTTGATCTCATTGGACTCGTTGTAGTTGCCCTGTGCGGGACGGACCACAACATTGGCCATGACATGCTTGCCGATGAACGGATCGGTGTCGCAGGGGTCGATAATTCCTACTGCGTCAGCAAGTCCGATTAACTGCTGCTTGCCGATTCTTGCGGCTTCCTGGCTCTGGTTGACAATGTTGAACCTTGCGGTCAGGACCCTATTGACGCCTTCGCCCTCGACGACGCGAAGCGTAAAGACAACCATCGTACCACCGGTAGAGGTGTCCTTTACTTCACCTCCGGTGATTTCCATGTGATACAGGCCGGCCTTGAGGACGGCAAACTCGCTTCTGTTTTCTTCGCTGGGTATAGTTCCGAAACTAGCCATATTTTCACTCCTTTGTAAGATTGATTTTGATTGACGGGCTGTTCGTCTTTGTTGTGACGGCATTGGACAGGATAGCCTTGGCGTCCTGCTCAAGATTCTTCCACTCGACTGCGTTGACCTCGGCCTTCCAGCGGAATACGCGGTCGGCAGTCTCCTCGGAAATCTGATTCTGCTGAATCAGCTCCGCAAGTTTGTTGGTGTCAACCTTGTAGTCCTTGCTGACTTCGAAGGAGACAAAATTGTTCTCGTCTCCGTAGTGGGTCGTACCCTCTTTCTGCGGGTCGAATCCGACGGTTTCCATAAGCCATTTCTCGGCTTCCTTGCGCTGCTTCCGAAGGTCCTCCTCCTGGGCCTTGAGGCCCTGGATGTAGGCTAGTGTATCGAGGATGTCCTGCTTGACATCATCGGCAAACGGGGTAAGGTATTTGCTTGCCATTTCTTAACTCCTTATTTTGTTTACGATTGCGCCAAGGTCGGGGACTTCCCACATGTCGAGTTTCCCGCTGCGGTCCTTGGCCTGCGAGATTCCGTCGGGCTGTGTCAGAAGGACACGCTGCGGAACGCCGTTCTGGTCCTTGACGATCTGATAGCAGAAGATTTCATCGAACAGATACGGCAACTGCTGTGCAAGTTTCTGTCCGGGCATTGACGGGCCGTAGAGAATCCTTCCGGACTCGTCCTGAATGCGCTCCTGCTTGGCACTCATGTAGATGTTCTTGCCGGGGATGTCGCGGAACGAGCGTACAAGGTCCATCATCATGTCCTGCATGTTTCCGTAAGCCTTGCGCGGGTCCTTTTCCTTGCCCTTCTCGTTGGACAGGACGATTTCGGCAATTTCGCTGATGGAGTCCAGACAGATGGAATCGAAGTTCTTTGATTCCTCGGACTCGGTGGCCCATCTGAATGCTTCTTCGAGATCGTCCAGGGACGTAACTTCAATCGCCGGAAGGTCAAGTGGTGCAAGTGACAGAAGGCCCGACTCCACCGAAATGATGATGGGCCTTGGAAGAGATGCACACAGGCATGTCTTTCCGATACCGGCCTGTCCGTGGACAAGCATCTTTATGCCGTTGGCGGCATAGTCCTTCGTTGAAATGAACTTCAATTCAAGCCTCCTTCTTGAATGTGACCTTGAGGGTCCATTCCATCTTTGAGATGGACGATGATTCGCTTGTCTGGGTGAGTTCGACCTGGGCGAACCCTTTTTCAAGACCCATCTGAACAAGACTGTCGAACAGCTTTCCGCGAAGGTCGTCCTGTTCCTCTTTTGTGATTGGTTCAGACATGGATTTTCTCCTTTGCTGACAGTCGTAGGAGCGCATTATTTCATTGAGGGCTTTACACTTGGAGATTATTTTAGTATAATCAAAAGTGTAAGACTCAATATGAACAAGTCTCCTTTTTCGAATCCGCTAATTGCCGTTAGCGGATATTTTTTTCCTATGGGAGTGCCAGGAATTGAACCTGGTGCGGGTATCACAGAAAAACATTTTGGGAACGCTAATTTTCATCAATTCAAGGGTCCCCGCCAGCCAATCTTTACTCCCGATCATTTACTTATTTTCCGGGTTAACTACGTGGTGATTCAACCACGCTTCTATATCTTCTACACGAAATCGTACAGACCTGCCGATTTTGTAGTGGCGAGGGGCCTTCCCGGTCCTGATTAACTGCTGGGCGTAACGGACCGAACACCCGTACATCTGTGCGAACTCGGCGACGCCGACAAAGTTAGGCATTGCTTCCTCCTTCGCTGTTGATAGTTGCGGCATAACTGATTACGGCATTGTGATAAAAAGTCGGGCGATCGATTCCGCTTTTCTGCCGCGCGAGCTTGATTGTTTCCTTCTCTTTTTCCGTAAAGGGCTTTGCCATGATGTGAGCAAGTCCTTTCTGAACATTACTTG